ATATACCAGGTACTCATTATATGTATTTACAATGGAGTAAAATTGATGTTGGGCCTCCAGATTTTAGAGAAGCTAATAGATTATTCTTTATATTTTGGGAAGCTTGTAAAGCAGACATCAGATGCTATGGAATGTGTTACCTTAAAAACCGTAGGTCTGGATTCTCTTTCATGGCCTCAGGAGAGGTTGTAAATTTAGCGACAATATCAAGTGATTCCAGATACGGAATATTATCTAAAACTGGACCAGACGCTAAAACAATGTTTACTGATAAGGTTGTTCCTATCTCAGTTAATTATCCATTCTTTTTTAAACCGATTCAAGATGGTATGGATCGTCCTAAAACAGAATTAGCATATAGAGTACCGGCTTCTAAATTTACTAGAAGAAAGATTATAACTGGTGAAGTACTCGAAGAATTAGAAGGTTTAGATACTACAATTGATTGGAAAAATACAGGTGATAATAGTTATGATGGTGAAAAATTAAAACTATTAGTTCATGATGAATCTGGGAAATGGGAGAGACCTAGTAATATTTTGAACAATTGGAGAGTTACAAAAACATGTTTACGATTAGGTAGTCGAATTATTGGTAAATGCATGATGGGTAGCACTTCAAATGCTTTAGATAAAGGTGGTGATAATTTTAAAAAACTATATGAAAGTTCCGATGTTACAAAAAGAAACCGCAACGGGCAGACTCGCTCAGGATTATATAGTTTGTTCATACCTATGGAATGGAACTACGAGGGATACATTAACACTTATGGATTACCTGTATTCGAAACACCTAAAACCCCCCATGAAGACCCTCATGGGCAAAAAATTAAATTAGGCGTATTAGATTATTGGAAAAATGAAGTAGATGGTTTAAGTGAAGATCAAGATGCTTTAAATGAATTTTATAGACAATTTCCTCGGACCACTAAGCATGCTTTTAGAGATGAATCTAAAAATTCTTTATTTAATCTAACTAAAATATACCAACAAATAGATTGGAATGCAGATATAAAACATAGCAGTGTTATAACACAAGGATCTTTTCAATGGGTTGGAGGGATTAAAGATACTGAAGTAATATTTGTACCAAATAAAAGTGGTAGATTTTTAGTTTCATGGGTTCCACCCACTAGATTACAAAATAATATAATATTAAAATTAGGGAAAAAATATCCAGCTAATGAAAATTTGGGAGCATTTGGTTGTGACCCTTATGATATATCAGGGACTGTAGATGGTAGAGGATCAAACGGATCTTTGCATGGTTTAACTAAGTTTAGTATGGAAGATATTCCCCCACATCATTTTTTCTTAGAATATATTGCCCGTCCCCAAACAGCCGAAACATTTTTTGAAGATGTATTAATGGCCTGTATATTTTATGGTATGCCATTATTATGCGAAAATAATAAACCTAGATTATTATATCATTTCAAAAGACGAGGATATAGAGGGTATGCAATGAATAGACCAGATAAAATATATAATAAATTATCGGTTACTGAAAGAGAAATAGGAGGAATACCTAATTCAAGCCAAGATATTATACAAGCACATGCTGCCGCGATTGAATCTTATATAGAAGAATACGCGGGATTAAAAGAGGACGGTAATTATGGAGATATATATTTTCAACGTACTTTAGATGATTGGAGTAAATTTAATATTAATAATAGAACTAAACATGATGCCTCAATTAGTTCAGGCTTAGCAATCATGGCATGTAATAAAAACAAGTATAGACCAGTTCCAAAACTTATTAAACAAGAATATGATTTAGGAATTAAAAGATACGACAATACAGGAGCACTATCCAAAATTATACAATAAATGAAGATAAACTATAATACTAATAGTCCTTTTCCGAGTCAAGTAGTAAGTGACGCAGAGAAATCAAGCTGGGAATATGGAGAACAAGTAGCTAGAGCTATTGAATACGAGTGGTTTAGTCAAGGTCGTACTAATGGTAATAGATATTTAACTACTTGGAATAACTATAATAGATTAAGATTATATGCAAGAGGCGAACAACCGGTACAAAAATATAAAGATGAATTATCTATTAATGGAGACTTATCTTATCTTAATTTAGATTGGAAACCTGTACCTATAATTTCTAAATTTGTAGATATATTAGCTAATGGGATTTCTGCTAAAGATTATGATATAAATGCTTATGCACAAGATCCTGAATCTTTAAATAAAAGAACTAATTATGCTAAAATGTTAGCAGAGGATATATTTGCTAAAGAAACAATGGGACAAATTGCAGAAATGCTTGGATCTGATTTATCACGTACTAGTATATCACAAAAGGAATTACCTACTACTAAAGAAGAACTAGAATTACATATGCAATTAAGCTATAAACAGGCTATAGAAGTTGCGGAAGAAGAGGCTATAAATCAAATATTAGATCAAAATAGATTTGATTTAATTAAACGTAGAATAAATTATGATTTAGTAACCTGTGGAATTGCTGCATGTAAAACTAATTTTAATTTAGCTAATGGAATTACGATAGATTATGTTGATCCAGCTTACATGGTATATTCTTATACAGAAGATCCAAATTTTGAAGATATATATTATGTAGGTGAAGTAAAGGGAATAACTATCCCTGAACTTAAAAAACAATTTCCTAATATTCCTAATGAAGAATTAGAGAAAATTCAACAAAATAAAGGAAATAGAAACTATATTTATGGGTGGGGAGCTTTTGATGAAAATACAGTTCAAGTATTATATTTTGAATATAAAACTTATACTGATCAAGTATTTAAAATAAAAGAAACCCCTTATGGATTACAAAAAGCATTAGAAAAACCTGATACATTTAATCCTCCTGAAAATGATAATTTTGAAAGAGTAAGTAGAAGTATAGAAGTATTATATAAAGGGGTTAAGGTTTTAGGTACTAATACCATGTTGCAATGGGAAATGGCTGAAAATATGACTCGACCCTTTGCTGATACTACTAAAGTAGAAATGAATTATGCTATTTGTGCACCAAGAATATATAAAGGGCGTATTGATTCTATTGTAAGTAGAATTACAGGATTTGCTGATATGATTCAATTAACACATTTAAAACTTCAACAAGTTATAGCTAGAATAGTACCTGATGGTGTATTTTTAGATATGGATGGACTTGCAGAAGTGGATCTAGGGAATGGTACTAATTATAATCCAGCTGAAGCATTGAATATGTATTTCCAAACAGGATCGGTTGTAGGTAGATCTTTAACCCAAGATGGTGAATTAAATAGAGGAAAAATACCAGTACAAGAATTAGCAACTAACTCAGGCCAAGCAAAAATTCAAAGTTTAATTCAAACATATAATTATTATTTACAAATGATAAGAGATGTGACCGGATTAAATGAGGCTAGAGACGGTAGTTTGCCTGATAGAGATACTTTAGTTGGTCTTCAAAAAATTGCAGCACAACAATCTAATATAGCTACTAAACATATTAATAATGCTAGTTTATGGTTAACTTTAAGGGCTTGTGAAAATGTTGCCAAAAAAATTGGTGATATGTTAGAATATCCATTAACTGCTAATGCTTTAAAAGAAAGTATTTCTACTTTTGATACAGAAACATTAAGAGAAATTGATCATTTATCTTTACACGATTTTGGTATATTTTTAGATTTAGAACCTGATGAAGAAGAAAAAGCTCAATTAGAACAAAATATTCAAGTAGCTTTATCAGGTGGAGGTATTGATTTAGAAGATGCAATAGATATTAGACAAATACGTAATTTAAAATTGGCTAATCAATTATTAAAACAAAAACGTAAGCAAAAAGAGCAACGTGATCAACAAATCCAAGAACGTCAAATTCAACTAACAGCACAAGCAAATGCGGATGCAGCTCAAAAAGCAGCTGAAGTAGAATTACAGAAACAACAGGCATTAGCTGAAAAAGAATTACAAATTGAACAAGGTAAATCTCAATTTGAAATTCAACGAATGCAAACCGAAGCAGAAATTAAACGTCAATTAATGGCTGAAGAATTTAATTATCAATTGCAATTAGAGCAATTGAAAATGCAAGCAGAACAAGGAAAAGAAAAAGAAATAGAAAATAGAAAAGACAAAAGAGTTAAAATCCAAGGAACACAACAAAGTGAAATGATAGATCAAAGAAACAATGATTTATTGCCTATAGATTTTGAAAACAAAGGCCAAGAAGGAATGTTTCCTATGGCTTAATTATTAATTATTTAATTATATTTTATTATGGCAGAACAAAAAGCGGCCGTAGAGGTCAAACAAGAAGGCGACTTTAAAATAAAGTCAAAGCCTAAAAAAATGAAAGACTTAGGAAGTAAGTCAAAAAATGAAGTAGTAAAAGTAGATTTAACAAAACCCGTAACAGATGAGGTAAAATCAAATGTTATTAAGGTAGATTTAACAAAACCAAAAACAGATGCCGTTCAAGAGCAAAAAACAGAGACAGTGGATGTGGATAAACGAGCCGGAGATGGCGAGAAAGTGGACACAGGAACACGGGTCAGCGATACAAAGGAAGAGCCCGTTGCAGAAGTTGAGGTGCAAACTCCGATCGAAGAAATAATTGAAGAGGTTGAAGAAACTACTCCAGAAAAAATAGAAAATATTCAAGAGGTAACTAAAGAACCTGTTGTAGAAACACAACAACTACCCCAAAATGTTGATAAACTCGTAAAGTTTATGGAAGAAACAGGCGGGACAGTAGAAGACTATGTTAAACTCAATAGAGATTATACAAAATTAGATGATAATTCTTTATTACATGAATATTATAAACAAACAAAACCTCATTTATCACAAGATGAAATTAACTTTTTAATTGAAGATAAATTTCTAGTAGATGAGGATATAGACGAACAAAGAGACATACGTAGAAAAAAACTAGCTTATAAAGAAGAAGTTGCTTTTGCGAAAAAGGATTTAGAAGGTTTAAAAAATAAGTATTATGCTGATATTAAACAACGTCCCGGAGTAACACAAGAACAACAAAAAGCTACAGATTTTTTCAATCGTTATAATAAACAGCAAGAAACTATAAAGCAAAGTCATGAAGCGTTTCAAAAACGGACCAAAGATTTATTTGATACAGAATTCAAAGGTTTTGATTATTCTGTAGGTGAAAAGAAATTTAGGTATAAAGTTCAAGATCCTTCTAAAATAGCTAAGAGTCAATCTGATATTAATAATTTTATTAACAAATTTGTTGATAAAGAAGGAAATATTAATGATACTCCAGGTTATCATAAAGCTTTATATGCTGCTATGAATGCTGACAAATTAGCAAGTCATTTTTATGAACAAGGGAAGGCTGACGGTGTTAAAAACATGGTTAAGCAATCCAAGAACCCAGCTCAAGATGCGCCAAGGCAAGTTGCCGGAGGGGACGTGTTTATAGATGGATTAAAAGTGAGAGCTATTAGTGGAACAGATTCATCAAAATTGAAAATTAAACGAACATTTAACAATTAAAATTTAAAATTATGCCTTTAAATCCCCAATTTGGAACGATAATCCCTAGTCAGGTACAACAAATACTTGCTACGAATTATTTAAATTTTGCCGGCGGTGGTGTTACTTTCGCTCAGCAATATTTACCAGAAATCTACGAACAAGAGGTTGAAAGATACGGTAATAGAACTTTATCTGGATTCTTAAGAATGGTAGGTGCGGAGCTTCCAATGACAAGTGACCAAGTAATCTGGTCAGAACAAAATAGATTACATATTGCTTATGATAACTGTACGTTTGCAGCTCCTGGTGTAGGTGCGGCTAACGCTATTACTATACCTGCTGGTGTAACTAACGTTATATCTCCAAGATCTACTATCGTTGTGATGGATGATTTCGGTGCAGAAGTAAAGTGTTTAGTTGTTTCATCTAACATTGGACCTGGTGCGGTTACTATAAATGTTGATCCTTATACAGCGGCTACTATTGCTGCTGCAGGTTTAGTAGGAAACGTAAAAATATTTGTTTACGGTTCTGAATATCTGAAAGGATCTACAACACCTAACGCTGCTGCTGGTCCCGTCTTAGCTGCCGGAACTACTTATGTAAGCGTTGATCCAAATTTCACACAATTCCAAAACAATCCTATCATTGTAAGAAGCAAATACACAGTATCTGGTTCTGATATGGCTCAAATAGGTTGGGTTGAAGTTGCTACGGAAGATGGAACTTCTGGATACCTTTGGTATCTAAAAGCTGAGTCTGAAACAAGACTTAGATTTGAAGACTATTTAGAAATGATGTGTGTTGAAGCTGAGCTTGTTGCTGCTGCTTCTCCAATCGTTGTTGGAACTGAAGCAAATGGTTCTGAAGGACTTTTTGCTGCTATTCAAAATAGAGGTAACGTAATGGTTGGCTTTAGTGCTGCTACTGGTCTTGGTGACTTTGATGATATTCTTAGAAACTTAGATACTCAGGGGGCTATTGAAGAAAACATGCTATTCCTAGATAGACAAACTGCTTTGGATTTTGACGATATGCTAGCTGCTATCTCTTCAGGTGCACAAGGTGGTACTGCTTATGGACTATTTGAAAACTCAGAAGAAATGGCTTTAAACTTAGGTTTTAGCGGTTTCAGAAGAGGTTCTTATGACTTTTATAAAACAGACTGGAAATATCTTAACGACGCTTCAACGCGTGGTGCGATGACTGGCCCTGCTTCTATAGAAGGCGTATTAGTTCCTGCTGGTACAACTACTGTCTATGATCAAATTCTTGGTACTAACATTAGAAGACCTTTCTTACATGTAAGATATAGAGCTTCTGAAGGTGATGACCGAAGAATGAAATCATGGTTAACAGGTTCTGCAGGTGGAGCTTATACTAGTGATCTTGATGCAATGGAAGTTAACTTCCTTTCAGAAAGATGCTTAGTAACTCAAGCTGCTAACAACTTTGTATTATTCCAAGGAGTATAATCATTGTAAAGGTAACGGGCACTGCGGTGCCCTTCTACCTTTATTTTTAACTATTTAATTATATTATATTATGGCAAAAACAAAAAAAGAAGAGGTTGCTATAGAAGAATTACCAGTCGTAGAAGGACAGATAATTGAAAATGTAGCGCAACCGATTAAAGTAAAACCAGTTAAAAAAGATGACTGGGAAATAAAAGATAGAACTTATATACTTAAAGGAGATAAAGAACCTTTAACATTTACTATTCCAAGTAAACATACTCGAAGACATCCTTTGTTATGGTTTGATCAATCAGCCAAAGAACAAAGAGAATTAAGATATGCTACTAATATGAATAGTCCTTTTGTAGATGAACAAAAAGGAGAAGTTACTATGGGACATATAACTTTTAGAGACGGCTCATTACATGTCGCAAGCAAAGATGTTGCTTTACAAAAGTTATTGTCTTTATATCATCCAATGAAAGATAGAAAGTATATAGAACATATACCTAAACAAATTGCATCGGATGAATTAGTAGATCTAGAATTTGAACTAGAAGCATTACTTGCAGCACGAACTATGGATGTAGATCAGGCTGAAGCTATTATAAGAGTAGAACAAGGAAATGCAGTAGATTCATTATCTTCTAAAGAAGTAAAAAGAGATCTAATGTTACTAGCTAAAAGAAATCCTCAATTATTTTTAAGCTTGGCGGCTGATGAAAATGTAGGATTAAGAAACGCTGGAATTAAAGCTGTTGATCAAGGGTTAATGAGATTATCTCAAGATCAAAGAACATTCCATTGGGGTAGTAATGATAGAAAGTTGATGACAGTACCATTTGATGAAAATCCTTATACAGCATTAGCTGCATGGTTTAAAACAGATGATGGGGTAGAAGTATATAAGTCGGTAGAAAAACAACTTCAATAATAATATAAGGGGCGGATACGTCCGCCTCTATATTAAATAATAAAAATATAATGGCAGTAAACGTAGATATAGTTTATAAAACAGTTTTATTAATCCTTAACCAACAGCAAAGAGGGTATATGACACCTGATGAATTCAATAAAACGGCTACTCAGGTGCAATTAACTATATTTGAAGGTTACGCAAGTGATTTAAACCAACAGTATCGATTACCTGATAATGATACTGAATATGGAGATCGCGTAAAAAATATTGAACAACAATTACAGTTTTTTCAAAAATACATAAATAATGTATCCACACCTGGTGCTATAACAGGAACTAATCCTTTTACTATAGATTTAACTGTAGTAACAGATCTTTATAGATTAGGTTCTGTAATGTATCAAGGTGTACAATTAGGACAATATTCCCAAAGAAATGAGGTAACACAATTATTCCTTTCCCCGTTAACTCAACCTACTGAAAAATTCCCCATATATTTATATGAGTCAGGACAATTATTTGTATTTCCTAATACAATTACTACTGCTGGTGATATAAATATATCTTATTTAGCTATACCGGCTAATGTTATATGGGGTTATACAACTGGTGTATTAGGAGAATATGTTTATGCTCCAGGAGCATCAACTGATTTCCAACTTGATGTAACTGAACAAACAGAAATAATACTAAGAATACTGGCTTATGCTGGTGTTATAATACAAGATCCGTCTATAGTGCAAATGGCTTCTCAAGCTGTAGCAACTGAAGACGCTAATGAAAAAAGTTAATAAAATATGGCAATTCCAGATGGTGGATTAATCACCGAAACTAATCAACAATATTACGCGGGTGCGCAGGGTTTTATTTCTACAAATCAAGATACTTTTACCTTTACATTTGATACTCAATTGGTTTTTGGTAATTGGGATCCAGCTAATGTAGATTATGCTCTAAATAATTTTAAACTTTATGGGAGTACTAATGGTATAACTTATGAAGAAATTATTCCTGGATCTGCTTTTGCGGCTTATGGTCCTTACACTGTAACTAACCCTGAATCCGGTGGTAGTATTGTAACTTTAGCTATAAATTTACCAGCTACCCAAGTTTTAGTGTGCCAAATGAAAACTTTAGCAGGAGGTACATTTGGAAATAGAGACGCATATGGAACTACAGTCGAACAAAATTATGGAAGCTATTCTTATACTACATTGGCTGATGTAGTTAATAATTTTCTTGTAGGATATGTGGGAAAAGATAAATTAATACCAGATGTTAAAAGAAGCGATGTAATATTCCATGCTAAAAGAGCTTTACAAGAATTTAGTTATGATACTTTAAAAAGTGTTAAATCTCAAGAATTAAATATTCCACCTAGTTTAAGTGTAGTCTTACCTCAAGACTATGTTAATTATGTACGTATGTCCTGGATTGATCAATTAGGTGTACAAAGAATTATATATCCTGCAAATAACTTAACAGATAATCCTTATACAATGCCTTTACAAGATAATCTTGGTGTTCCTACTCAAGATAATTTTGGAGAAAATACCCAAGGTACTTCTATAACAGAAGATAGATGGAAGACAGCTAATGTAAGTTGGATAAACCAAGATTTTAATTGGGAATTATATAACCAAGGATTATTATGGGCTGGCTATAACTGGGGTAATGGCGGCTACTGGTATTGGGGATGGGGTGAACAATATGGAATGGAGCCTCAATATGCTCAATATAATGGATGGTTTACATTAAATGAAAGAGAAGGTAAAGTATCTTTTTCAAGTAATTTAAATGGAAGGTTAATTATCTTAGAATATCTTTCTGATGGGCTCGCCTATGATTTAGATAGTAGAATACCCAAACTAGCTGAGGCTGCCATTTATGCATGTTTAAGTCATGCAATATTATCTACAAGAATTAATCAGCCTGAATATATAGTGCAAAGATTAAAAAGAGAAGCAAGTACTAAATTAAGAAACGCTAAAATTAGATTATCTAATATTAAATTAGATGAAATAGTACAAGTAATGCGTGGAAAATCTAAATGGATAAAACATTAATTAAATGCCAGAAATAAAGAATACTTTTCTAAAATCTAAGATGAATAAAGACTTAGATGATAGATTGATACCCAATGGCGAATACAGAGATGCTGAAAATCTACAAATTAGTAGATCAGAGGGGTCTAGTGTTGGTGAATTTGAGAATATTCCTGGGAATCAATTAGTAACTAATGGCTATTTAGATACAGGAAGTATTAAAAATACTACAACAGGGGCAACAATTTCTTATGCAGGAACAGTTATTGGCCAACATACAGATGAAGCTAGTGGTAATATATTTATTTTTAGCACTAGTTATACTGGAACAGATCAACAGCCTAGAGATATAACTGTATATACTTCTAATCCTGCTGTACCAAGTGGGGATGCTATAACTTTATGGGATGGGCCAGGCCCAGGGGCTACGCAATTAAATCCTTTGATATTAGGTATTGAAAATGGAATGTTAATACACGGACCAGCTGTGGATGGGGCTACTACACCAGGAGATATTTATGTTACAGCCGTTACTAATACTGATATACGATTAAGTTGGAATCCTGGTGGTATTGGAAACTGGCCAATTGGTACTGCTCTTGTTATTGGATGGTGTAATACTATTCATAGATGGAACGTAGATGGTACCTTAGATTTATTAGTTAGAGGCAGTTTTCTTAATTTTAGCACTCAATCAAAAATATACGGAACTAATTTAATAGAAGGATTATTATTTTGGACAGATAATAGAAACCAACCTAGAAGAATAAATGTAGATTCAGCTATAGCTAATGGTGTTACATATTATACTTTAGAAGATCAAATATCTGTAGCTAAATATTATCCTTATGAAGTACCTTTAGTTTTAGATGAAAATATATTAGGAATAACAGCAGGAGCGTTACCGGGAGGATTATTAAGAGGTTATATTTTAACAATGGCTGATACTACAGGTATTAAAATTGGAGATATTGTAACAGGATTTCCCGGACAAGGTGCACAAGAATTATGGGAAGTTATAACAATTGTAACTAACACTTCAGTTACTATTTATAATAATTTTATTAATGCAGCCCCAGGAACTTATAATGGAACTGATAATATAAATATTACATTTTCGCGTTCCACAATGACTAATGAAAGTGAAATAAGACAAGAAAATGGATTTAATACTACTTATACAGGTGCGCCAGGGGCTGTTGCTGCAGGTGCTGCATTTCAAGTAGATTATTCTTATAATAATATAGCTGCTGACCCTACTCCTCAACCCACCCCTAAAGTAGGAGATTATATTACTAGTACTGCAATAGGGATTACTATAGCCGATGAAATAATTATACAATCTATAACCTCTATAGCTACCCCGGGTAATATGGTAATAACTTTAACAAAAGCTACTCCCGTTGCTGCTGTAGGTGATGATGTTATTATTTCAGCTAATCCAAATTATGATAATACATTTACAGGGGATCCAGATTTAATAGAAGAAAAATTTGTAAGATTTAGTTATAGATTTAAATTTGTAGATAATGAATATTCTTTATCTGCCCCTTTTAGTCAAATATGTTTTATTCCTAAACAAGAAGGTGTTTTTGGTGGTGGACCAAATGAAAGTGGACAAGATATGATTGATACTTATACTTCTACTATTATAGGTTGGTTTGAAAATAGAGTTAACAATATTCGTTTAAAAATTCCATTACCTCAAGGGGGAATTGATCCCATAACCGCCTTAGCCTCATTAGAAGACGATTATCAAGTAGAAGCTATAGAAATTTTATATAGAGAATCAGATGGATTATCTACTAAAATATTAGAATCATTAAGTGTTGCAGAAGATATAAAAACTGTTGATATCTCCCCTATACCTAATACAAGTACTACCCAATTTTATTATACATTTGATTATAAATCTGTAAAACCTTATAAAACATTACCTACAAATCAAGAAACTAGAGTATATGATAAAGTCCCTATTAAAGCTTTAGCCCAAGAAGTAATTGCTAATCGAGTAACTTATGGAAATTTTGTAGAAAATCATACTCCACCATCATCTTTAGACTATAGTGCTTCATATAATAATAAGTCTTTAATCTATAATAATTATGTTCAATATCCTAATCATTCTGTAAAACAAAATAGGAATTATCAAGTTGGATTTATTTTAGGAGATAGATATGGAAGACAGTCTAGTATTATTTTATCTTCTAATGATAACAACCCTGCAGCTAATGGATCTACGGTTTATGTACCTTATAAAGATTGGACTGATGTACAAACTAGTGCTTTAAGTACTTATGAATGGCTTGGGAGTTGTTTAAGAGTAATTGTAAATAATGGAATAACCCAAACAACTAAAAACACTCAAACAGGTGAACCAGGATTATACAAAGCTTACGTGGATACTGAAGTAGATAATTTTACTATTAGCAATGGAGGCGCTGGTTATGGAGTGGGAGATTCATGTACTACGGCTTACCCGGCTGGTAGTGTGGGATTAGGCAGTGGGTTTACTTTTGATGTACTTACAGTGGCGGCTGGAGTTATAACTGGTATTACAATAACTAATCGTGGAAGTGGATATGCAAATGGACAGCTTTTAAATGTGGTTGGGGGATTAGGAGCTGGTGCAACTATTACAGTGACAGTAAACCCTGTAAATGTATTAGGATGGCAATCATATAAATTTGCAATAAAACAACAAGAACAAGAATATTATAATGTATATTTACCTGGATTTGTTTCAGGTTATCCTGTAATCCAACCTATTGAAAGAGGAAGACTTGCGGGGGCAATTTTATTAAGCGATAATATTAATAAAGTACCAAGAGAGTTAAATGAAGTTGGCCCTTTACAAAATGAATTTTCTGCTTCGGTAGAATTATATGGAAGAGTAAATAATCCTAATATAAATAATAGAAATGCCCCAGCGGGTAGTTATCACAGTAACCGTACTTTACCCTGGAATACTCAATATTTTCCTGGTAGAATTGCAGATGAAGCATATATAACTGGTCCTGTTGGAAAAGATGGTTTAGAATTAGCTAATTCTCCTTTTGATGCTACTGCAATACTTGGCGCTTTTGATAACGCAAGTACACCCCCTCAACTTCCATGGGGAACTGCTGGTGCAGAACAAAGTTTTTATAATGTAGAACAAAATCCTTTAGCAACAGGAATAAAAGTTGGTGCAGAAGAATCACAACCACAGCTAGATACAGTAGTTTTAACTACTTTAGGTGCTAAAGTTACAACTAATCCTATCCCGGTTGTAGGGGCTAATACAGGATGTATGGTACCTTTTTTAAGTGTATCTGAAACCGCCCCGGTTGAAAGTGAAATAGAAATCTTTTGGGAATCTTCTACTAGTGGTGATTTTGTAGAATTAAATAAAGCAGTCCTTGCAGACTATGTTGGGGTAAGTGGGGTTTCTGCTACAAGCGGTTCTTTTAACGAAGATGATACAGTTAGTCCAGTTACTCAAATTTTAACTAATTTTAAATTCCAAGATAGCGCAGGAAATAATTTAACATTAGATGGTGTTCCAGTTGTTATACAAGTTTTAGATAATAATGGTAATGACGTTACAAGTTCTAATCTTTTTATATTACAACAATATGCGCCAGGCGTCGCTAATAGAGATTGGGAAATAATTCTTAATGATTTATTTTGGTATGGTGCCCCAAGTTTAACTAAAGCAACTAGCTGGAGTATCAGTGTACAAACTAGTGATGGCGCAGGAACTTATCTAGACACATTAACTAACGCTATAACTCTTAGTTTAAATAATATTATTCCTACTAATTTACAATTTGTAAGTACATTGGATGCAACTGTATGGGTTACAACAAATACTGTAATTCCAAGTTTTCTTCCTTCTGTTACTAATTTAGGAACATTTAGTGGTAAAAACGGTTCAGCAGATATAGTTAATGATACTCAAGAATTATGTTGGACATTAACTTTAATAGCCGACCCCGTGGGTTCTACTGCAGTTTTTGCAATAGATGGAACAACTGGTGTAGTAACTAAAACCTCAGGAACATTAGTTAATGGAACTTATACTATACGTGGCACTTTAACAGATGCAGCTCCGGCATGTGTAGCTTCTGCTGAAAGTTTATCAGCGGATTGTGATATTAATTTTACTATAGGAACTCCCGATACTGATCAAGCTATTTGTTTTGGAGAAACAAGCGCTATGGCTGCATTAGATACTTCTTGTGCTGCCGGTACAGGTTTGCCTTTAGAAGTATTTTTTGGAGTAAGTGGAAATGTAACTAATGGAACTGCAATTGCAGTAATAGGAAGTGAAACTGATGCATATCTTTCTACATTACCTGCCCCAGCTGGGAGTGGTAGCACAAGCTATACTACAACTTCAGCGGGAGGGGCAAATTTAAGATATTATAATGTTAAGACTGCGGCAATAGCGGGGTGGACAGCTCCACTTTATTGTTTCCCTGGTCCTGCACCTGCTTTTACCACAGGAGCCTTAAGTCAAGGAATAATGACTGTTATTGTTAAATTAGAAAAAGCTATTACAGCAACTTCTGCAGATTTCCAAACAAATTTTACAATATTATATAGAGCTAATTCTGGAGTTGCATGGCAATTAGCTACAGATTCAAGTTCGGTAGTGGTTGGTAATTTTAATGCATTAAATGTAACTGGTACTGCGGTAGATACAGATTCATTAACTTATCAATTTGATACTCCAGGTGAATATGCAGTTAGAACTAACGGGGTTCAAAATATTGGGAGTCCTGGATGTGGGTTATATCCAACAGCCCCTTCTGTTACAGTAGAGTTTTACGATAGTACTACAGGGGTAACAGCTAATCCTTGTGTAGATTGTACCGGACCACTGTAATAATAAACAAAAATAAGTAATAATAATATATGGCAACCACTCTAGAATTATCATATTTTAACACTTTTTGGTTAAAGAGACTTAAGAATTATACTCAGTATAAAGAATTCGATGCAACTGGTGGCGGTGGTATTACCGCGGGAGTTGTACCATATATAGCAACTAATGTATATGAAGATTGGTTTGTAGAAGAGGCTAGAATAAGAGGTGGTTATAATAATACTTCAGTTAATTTTGGGGCGAAAGCATATTTAGTAGAAGATGAACCTCAACAACAAACTTTTAAAAATAGATTAATATATTCTGGAATAATAAATTCTCGAACAGGTGTTAATAATACTAATCAATTTCCAATAGGTGAAGATATAACTAGAGGTGTAGACCCAAGATCTGGTAGTATACAAAAATTATATGCTGAAAATACCAACCTACTAGTATTCCAAGAAAAGAAAGTTAATAGAGCATTAATAGATAAAGATGCTATTTATACAGCTGAGGGACAACCTGTAACAGCTAGCACTAATTTAGTTATTGGACAAATAACACCTTTTGAAGGAAATTTTGGAATATCTAGAGATCCAGGATCTTTTGCTGTACATGGTTATAATAAATATTTTACTGATAGAGATAATTCTGCAGTATTAAAACTAGGGGCTAGTGGTATAGAACAAATATCTAACTTTGGAATGATTGATTATTTCAGAGATACATTAGCACAAGATGGTGATATAATAGGAGGTTACGATATATATAATAAAAATTATGTTATTACTTTAGGTAATCCTCAAGTAACAATAGCTTATGATGAATTAATTAATGGTTTTACTAGTTTCTTTGATTATATTCCACAATTAAGTACAAGTTGTTTAGGAAGATATATAACTTTCCAAAATAATGGAATATGGCAACATTATATAAATACTTTATATAATAATTTTTATGAAATTCAATATGGATCAAGTGTAACATTTGTATTTAATCCAGACCCTGTTAGAATGAAAACTTTTAAAACTATCAGTTATGAAGGTAGTAATGGATGGGAAGTACCGGCTAGTAGTTTTGTTTCTGATATAACCGGTATAGATTCAAATCCACAAGAACCAGCATTGGGAGATACAAGTTATACAGATAGTGTAGGTAGAATATATAGTTATGATGAAGGATTTTATACAGATCCAGTTACTCAAATAGAATATAGGGCAGGATTTGATAGAAAACAAAATACATATTATGCAGCATTAAAAAATAACTCTCCAGCAAGAGCTATGGAGGTTATATTTGATGCCGCGCAAGAAACAGGTATAAAAGCATTTTATGCAACAGTAAAATTACAAACAGATGCAACTACAGACCCAACAGGGCCTAAAGAATTATTTGCAGTAGGTAGTAATTACAATAGAAGATAAATTATATGAAATTAAATATTAGAAAACTAAAGAAATCTGATTGGGATACTTTGGTTAAATGGTGGGGAAGTTGGCCTAAATGGACAACTCCTCCAAGAGATTTTATGCCCGGTAGTGGCACAAGTGGATTAATAGTAGAAAAAGATAAACAGCCTATAGTAGCTGGATTTCTTTATTTTACTAATTCTGATGCAGTATTATTAGAATGGATAATATCTAATCCTGAATATAGAGATAAAGATAGAAAAAAAGCAATAGAACTTTTAATAAATACAGCAGAGGGGATGTGTAAACAAGCAGGTAAAAAGCGTATGTTTTCAATTGGTAGAAATAAAAGTTTAATAGAAATACATAAAAAATTAGGATGGTCAGTAGATCCCGACCCTTCTTATGAAATAATTAAAAATATATAAATATGGGAGCAGCAACAATAATTGCGGCAGTTGCATTAACTACGGCTGTAGTCTCTGGAGCAGTAGCGGCCGGTAAAGCACATAAAGCTAAGAGAAGAGCAAGAAACGCTAAACAAGAAGCTAAGTTCCAAATGGAAGCAGCAGTACGTGATAGACAAGATATTATAAATCCTTATGCGGGAATAACTGATTTATCTGGATTAGCTAGTGATTTGTCTAGCCAAATAACTAATCCATTTAATAATTTACAAGTATCAACAGCTGCAGCTGAAATGCAAGCTGAAGAAGCTGATATTGCTTTGGCTAATACTTTAGATACTTTAGAAATGACTGGGGCAAGTGCTGGAGGAGCAACTGCTTTAGCAATGGCCGCATTAAAATCTAAAAAAGATGTTGCTACAAGTATTGAAGAACAAGAAGCTAAAAATGCAGAGTTAAAAGCAAGAGGAGAACAACATGCTATTGATGCCAGAGTAACTGCAACAGAAAGATACCAAGACGTTACTATAGAAGAAGGGGCAAGAGCAGAGGATGCTGCGACCCAAGGAGAAATATTTCAATTTCAAGCACAAGAGGCCAGAACTAATAATGATATTGCTAGATATCAAAGTATGTATCAAGGATTTGCTGCACAACAAAATAATGCAGAAATAGCACAAGCTCAAGCATGGACTCAAGTAGCAGCATCGGCTGGAAGTATTGGCTCAGCAGCTGGAGGACAAATTACTCCAGATTAGATGGAATTTAAAAGAAGATAATAATGAAACAAAAAAGTTTAATAGAAGCGCACAATAATACTATAAAAAGATTATCAGATATTTCGCAAACACGACGAGCCTCAGATTTAGATTTTCTTACTAGATCGAGTATTAATTATAGAGATGCTCAATTTTCTCCTTCTTCAGCAAATGAAAATGAAGATGAAAAATTAACTATAAAAGTAAAAGACGCTTTTATAGAGGAAGCAGAAAGAGTAGGTGGGGTTATAGATGCACAAACTCGATTAAATAGTCAACTCCCTAATTTAAGTAATCCTGAAATTAAAACTTTAAATAGATATACAAATGATTATTTTAAACGTTTAAAACAAATAGGAGAAGTTGGTGGTTATTTAAGTGTAGCTACAGAAGAATTACAACCTGATAATTTACCTAATTTTATGGCAGATTGGCCTAATTATAATATAAATGGTTATAATGAACGTGATAGAGATAATAATTTATTTCAAGCTTCAGGATGGGCAAATGATTTTGATTATTATGATGATGTAAAAGTTAAAAAAGATTTCTATTTTCAGCCTACTGCTGGAGGAGAAAAGACTGTTTTAACTCAAGATATTTATATAGATCCATTAGGAAAAACTTTTAAAGATTTTTTACATAATAAACCTTATATTATAGATGATTTTTTAGCAAATAAAAATTTAGAACAAGATGAAACTGGAAAACATTGGTATAAGATATCGGGAGAAGTAGATTCTGATTCAGTAGTTAATTTAAATATATTAGATCATTTTATAAGTGATGTTCCTGCAGGAATGAAATTAGGCGATGCTTTTGAAAATGCGGAATTAACTAAAAATGGTACATTACAACCTCAATATTTTTTAGGAGGTTCACCTATATCTAGCGATAATGAAACTCCTGAAGAAGATACTGCGGTAAAAATGCCTATGTATACAGTTAAGGAAAATAAAATGGGTAGGAATTTAATAAAATTTATTAATACTGAAGCTATCAATGCTAATCCAGCATATAATAGTGAAGTAAATGCTCATATGGCAGGAGTATTTGCCAATGGGGGAGGAAACCCAGGAGTATTATATGGCTATGCTAATAATAGATTAGGTATAGATTTACCTATAGGATTTTTTGACTATATTACACCTGAAGAAAAAGCATTATATGAAAGTTTATCTCCAGAAGAAAAAACAGGGTATATGGGATTAAGAGAGAAATTTAATACTTTAAATAAAACTAATAAACGAAATATAGGATTAGTTAATGCTCAAAAAGCATGGTTTTTACAACGTACATTTGAAAATAATTTAGATAGAAAACTACCTCAACAAGTAGGAGATAATGAACCTTCTATAGTTAAAGATATACTAACTGATAAAACAGAACAAGGTAAAGATATGATAGAATTTCTTAATAAAAATAATATGCCTATCCCTGAATTTTATAGAATTATGTTAGGTATACAAGAATGGCAAGCTGGGATGCCGGTGTTTTATCAAAAATTACCCGAAGAACTTAAAAATTTACCAAAGAAACCATCACCAAAACAAAAAGAGTTTATTAAAAAATATTCTTAATTAAATTATATGGTTGACGAAAACAATATCTGGGATGAATTACCTGGGACTGATGTAATAACACAAGAAGAAGATGAAGAAAATCAGAAACAAGAAGAAATAGAGACTGCGGAAGTAGAAGAAGTCCCTATTATTGAAGACGTAGAAACAGATGCAGATGTTTTACTTAATGAAGAATGGAATAATTTAGATGGAGAGGAAACAAAAATAATAGAAGATAGTAGTCCTATAGATATCCCAATAACGGGTTCTAATATAAATATAAATGGTGTATCGGTTGCAGTAGATCTAGAACAAGAAAAGAAAGGAAAAGAAGAATGGAATACTCAAAATGAAGAAATAGCAACACAAATAAATGAAATAAAGGATAATCCTGTTTATACTCCCGATGGAACAGTAGATATAAAAGCCACACAAGAAGCTATTGATAATGTCCCACAAAATCAAGGATTAATTCTAAAACAAGAAGTTGAAGAAGATGAAGAATCTGTATTAGACTTAAGAAATAAAGTGAAGTCTTCTAAATTGCGGCTTGAAGAAGAAGTTATTGATGATGATACTTCTTTTAATTGTCAAGAAGCCCTTGTAAAGTTTTATGCCGGAGAGTTAGAAGCTAAAGATATATCTGATTGTGTAGACGTAAAGCCTGAAATTAAAGACGCTGTAATGGATAATTTTATTCCTAAAGATACTGAAGGGAAAAATTTATATAAAACATTAGAGGAGTATCTTTTAACTTTAACCATAGATAATCCTGAGACGGGAGAAATTGATGAAAGTATTAATCCCGAAACAGGGATGACATATATAGATGAAGCAATTTTCAAAGCAATAAAGACAAGTTATTATAATGATGCTGTAGTAAAACAAACTATTAAAAATGAAGAAAATGATTTACTTACATCTCCAAATACAATTTCTAAAGCAAATGAATTACAATCTTTATATTTTTCTTTTCCTGATGTAGAAGAAAAAATAAATAAATTAACTACAGGCTTAGAGAGTATAAATGCTCAACTTGTTATAGACGAAGATAATATTGCTCGATTAGCAGACAAAGATGCCCAAAAAGCCTGGGAAAAAACAGTCAAAGAAAGACAAGAGTTATGTAAAACAGTAGGTATATTTTGTGAAGCAGAGTGGTATAAACCTCCTACTTATGATCTAATTAATCAATACAATAGAAAAATAAAAGAAATTCAAAATATAGCAAAAAGTAGAAATGTCAAAATTACACAACTTAATGCATTATTAGAAGGTAAAGAGGGAGATTATCCTGAAGATTTACAAAATAGGGTTGAACAATATCAAACAGCTTTTACTAATTATATTAATGAAGAATATTCAAAACGATTAAGTAGTAATAAAACTCTTACTACTAAATATAAAGAATATGGAATTGTAGCAGATAAACTGCTCCCAGATATCATTAAACAACATGGTAGACTTCATCGTCCTGAATTAAGGGGAATTGATATAAGAAGTGATTATTGGGAGAATCAAAAAGAAATGAGTGCATTAGAAGTAGCTAAGCAAATGTTTACTAATATAAAACATAATTTCATACTCTCTACCCAAGGAAAGGATAAAGAAAAAATAAATATTTTATCAGAAATTCCACAATTTGAAAAAGGTAAGTTAAATATTGAAGAAAATAAAATTTTATTTAGAGAAACAACTAATAAATTCCTAGCGGAAACCAATATCGCTCTTAGAGATTTTTTTGGTGATCGAGCTCGCTTTTCTAAAGATCGTGATAATATAAATAATTTAATAGAAACAACTCCGGTAACTTTAGACATGACAATTGGTGAAGCCGCTAAACATAGTAGTATCATTAAAGGAATGTTCAGATATTATAACCAAGGAATGTCCTCTTTTGGTCAAGAATTTAATGAAAATATGACCGTTAAAGAATTTAGAGATAGTTTTAATATAGGAATTGAAGATATTAAAGCTTTAGAATTAGATGATTATGAAAATTGGGTTAATGCTTATGAAGAAATGTCTTTTTTAAAGGATCTAAAAATAGATGAAGATTTTTTAAGCATAGAAGGTTTCATGCAACATTTAGGAATGGCTTATAACCAAGCATTGCATATGGTCCCATCATATGCTGGTCAAGCAATGATGATGGCAGGTACTGGAATGAGTTTTATTCCACTACCTCAAACACAAGTTGCAAGTAAAGGCTTAATGATTGGTGGTGGAGCGCTTATGGCTGCAGGTGCGAGTATACAAGGGGCTATGACATATAGTAATGTATTTATGGAAGGTGTTAGAATACAACTTACTGAAGAATTAGGCCAACAACCTACTGCACAACAATTTTTTGAAGCCTTACAAGATCCTAAATATGGGGATCAATTAGCTGCTGCTGGGGCTGGGCTTTCAGTAATGGGTAGTGAATTTTTCTCTGATCTTATATTTTCTCGAGTTGGTGGTAAAGCAGGTACTTGGATGTTTACAAATTCTACTACAAGGAAAATGATGCAAAATTCTCTCCAGAAATATATAATAAATTTTGGAACTAGCGCTGGTGTATATGGATTAAATATGTATAAAGAATGGGGAGTAGAAGGTTTTCAAGAATGGTTAGAACAAGGGTTTACACATATGGCTATAGGACAAGATAATCCTTTTACCTCTAATATAGATTGGGATCAAATATCAGAAGCCGCTGAGGGTGGATGGGATTTAAGTAAATTATTTGGAATAAGCACGGCAGGTGGCGCATTATTAGGGCAAAGTGGTATAAGTGATATAATGATAGGTAGTTATAATAGTAGAGCAAAAGCCATAGTGTCAAAATTACGCTTAGATCCAGGCAGCAAAACTGCTTCCACAGTTGAAAAATTATTGCAAAACTTAAAAAATGATATTAATAATGATGGAAGTTTAAATAAAAAACAAAAAAATGATCAAATTTTATCTTTATCAAATATAAGGTCTGCAGCATTATCTGTTTCTCCTGAATTTAGATCGCAAACTAGATTAAAACTTATTAATTTAATTATTGAACAAAAAAATCTAGAAAAAAATATAAAACGTGTTAATAATAAACAAGCAAGTGTATTAGAAATTGAAAGAAAAAATGAGGTTGATGCACAAATACAAGAAATTATATTAGCTGAACATGCATATCAGCAAGCGCTGCAAGGAACTACTCAAGCTATGGGTATATTTGGTGTGGGTGCAGAAGATCCAATAATTAAAGGATCTGAAGGAAAGCAGCCTTTAGAAGATTTGGATGCTTTAGTTACTAAATGGCAACAAGGAGCTGGAGATGTCGATGTCCAAAATGACATCCTGCCGCAATTTGAAGCAGCTGTAATAAGTTCATTAAAAAGATGGGGAGTAACTAATGGAAGAAACATAACTTTTGATTTAAAAAACCCTGAAGTAATAAAAGAAATAAAGCAAGAGGTTGGCCAAGAGCTCTGGAGTTTTATAGAAAACTTTGATAAAACTAAAAGTGCTGCTACAACATATACAGCTAATATAGCAAAAAGAATAGGGCCTCGATTAGTTGATATTTTAGCTAGACCAAAAAGTCAAAAGGAAATGACCGCGCAGGAAATGGAAAATATTGCTGCACAAGAAACTGAAGAAGTTACAGGAGAAGAATTCCAAGAAACTGGATTACCATCGTCTGTAGCAGTAGTAGAAAAACAATTAGCCGATAGTAGGCCAAATATTTTAGCTAAAACTAAAGAAGATATAAAATCATTTATTGCTAGTAGTTTAGGTAAAGTAAAAGAAATTGGTAAGAAAGGTAAAACGGCAATAATAAAACTTACCCCCACTGCTCTTGCACAATCTTTAGTAGAGGCTGCTGGATCTACTAAAACTAGACAAATATTAGCAAAAGATATAGGTGGATATAATACTAATAAATATAAAAAGTTTGTAAAAGAGGCTATAGAGGGAGGACTTATAAGTACTATTCCTTTTGCCACTATGAAGAAAAGATTGGGTACTGTTCCAGGGTTTAATATAGAAAAAATAGGTAGAGAAACTTTAGGAGCTGGCACGGGTATTTATAAACTTTCAGGTTTACAGGAGCAAGCTTTAATAGATTTTTATACTAGCGATAAAGTAAAACCAGAAACACGTCAAGGGAGATATAAGTCTTTTGTAGGAATGTTAGCAGAAAGTATGGCTATTGAGCAGTTCCAAGAAATGAAAACTGATAAAGATTTCATGAAAGATTTATCTATTTCATTAGAAGAAGCCGGAATTGAAATGACAGCTGAGGAATTTATTGACCAAGTAGAAAAGAAATTAGATAAAAGAACTAAAGAAAAAAGATCTTTAGATATTATAGAAAGCAAATTAGATAAAGGAATAACTCAATTAGATAAATATATAAAAGATAACCAGGGGATTTTATATAGTGGAGTGCCTATAGCCGCGGCGGCGGCCCAAGCAGTACGTGGGGGTTTTAAAATATTAAAGAGTACTTATCAAAAAACTAAATCTATAGCTAAAGCAATCAAAGCTGCTATTAATTATTTACAAAAGAAATTTAAAAATTTATCTCGAACTAAAATAAAACAAATTTGGGAAACAGAAGTAAATGAACAATCTTTAAAAGATAATACAATAGATATAGATGCTTTAATTGATGCCTATATAGACCAAGGAATAAAGAATAAAGGTATTGCATATGAAAACGTTGTATATGATGCAGCTAATAAAGTAAAAAATACTATATTTAAAGTTATTGGAAAACAAACAGAAAAAGGTGGGGCTGCTGATTTCATGTCCAAATTATCAGGATTTGATTTTAATGTAGAAATTAAAATGGAAACATCTCGATTTGGCAGTGTTCTTATGAAAATATTACCAAATGGTAATATAAAATTTGCGACAGATTATGATTTTAACCCTGAATTAGAAAAAGCACTAAAAAAGAATAAGAAAAATATACAGGCCTTTAGAAACAGGGCCGAACAGCTAGGTCAAAATATGGAAGATTTTGATAATGGCATTATTGATAAAAAAATATGGGAACAATTAAAAAAAGAAGGGTATTTAAAAAATGCTAGAACAATAGTTACATTAGATGCAAAAGAGGTTGTAGGTGGTTATTATTTAGCTCAAAAATATCCTTCTGAATATATGAATATAAAAGGAAAAGGACTTGTAGCTCTTGGGAATGATCCATTAGGATTAGGAGTCCCTACTTTGGACGGAACAGTAGATATTGAAGTTGGAATAAATACTTCAGGAACTATATATAAAAAAGTAAAAGGGAAAAAACCTCTAGATACCGGAAATAGATCATTTAGTCTTAGGGCAAAACCATTTAGATTAAGCAATGTTAGTAAATCTAATTATAATATAGACACAACTGCGGGAATAAATAAACTTTTAAACAGTAAACAAGTACAATTATTAAAAGATAAGCAAAAAGCAGCAGCTAAAGGGCCTGGTAATAATATTTCTCAACCTTCTAATTCACCAAATCAAAGAAAAGAAACTTTAGAAAATTCTTTAGATACTAAAGTAAATGCGCAAAAAGTAAATAAAAAGAAAAAAGGCATTAGTGTATTTGATATGGATGATACTTTAGCGAAAACTAAAGAACAGGTTTTAGTTTCAATGCCTGATGGTACATTAAGAAGATTAACCCCAGCACAATTTGCGGAACAAGCAGACATATTAACTGAGCAGGGAGCGGAGTTTGATTTTTCTCAGTTTGAAGATGTTAAAGGAGCCAAAAAAGGACCATTGGCAGATCTTGCTTTACGTAGACAAGCTAAGTTTGGGAGTGGTGATATTTATGTTCTTACGGCTAGACCACAAGCATCAGCACAAAATATAAAATTATTTTTAGACAGTATAGGTTTAAATATACCAATAGAAAATATAATAGGATTAGAAAATGGTACTCCTCAGGCAAAAGCCCAATGGGTATTATCTAAAACTCAAGAAGGCTATAATGACTTTTATTTTGCTGATGATTCAAAAATGAATGTAAAAGCAGTTAAACAAATTTTAGATCAAGTAGATGTTAAATCTAAAGTGCAACAAGCTATAGCTGATAAAGCTACAAATCTTGATAAAGAGTTTAACGAGATGTTAGAAGAAACTGAAGGGGTGAAATCTCAGGCAGAATATTCTAGAATTAGGGCCCAATTAGAAGGAAAGAAAAAAGATAAAGGATTTTTTAAATGGTTAGGTAAACAATTAACTATTACACCTTCAGCTGAAGATTTCTTAGGATTAATGTATGACCTAATAGGCAGCGGCAGGCAAGGCAATAGACATGCCAAATGGATTAGAGATAACTTAATTAACCCTTTTAATAAAGCTGAACAACAAATTTTATCTGCTAAAACTAGTGTAGCTAATGATTTTGCTGCACTTAAAAACGCCTTTCCATCTTTAAAATCAACTATTAAGGGAAACCCTTTAATGGATCAAATTGGTGTTGGTCCATATACTAAATCTCACGCGATGAGGGTATATATGTGGAACAAACAAGGTATGGAAATTCCTGGTCTTTCTAAACGTGATCAAAATGCTTTAGTTAAAGCTGTAGAAAATGATATGGAGCTTATGTCATTTGCAGATAATGTTATTTTAATACAAAAAGATAAGCAATACCCAGCCCCAACTAATAATTGGGCCGGAGGAACAATTGATAGCGACATAATGTCTAGTATAGATAAAACTTTTAGACGCCAAGTTATGACCGAATTTGATGAAAATACTAAAATTATATTCTCAGAGAAGAACTTGTTTAAGTTAGAAGCCACTTTTGGTAAGAAATGGGTTGAAGCTTTAAAAGATAGTTTACGTAGAATGAAGTCCGGTAGTAATAGACCAGTATATCAAGGCGGTGGTTCTAGAATTGTAAATGAATTATTAGATTGGTTAAATGGTTCTGTTGGAGCTATTATGTTCGTAAATATGCGGTCTGGTTTGCTTCAAATCATATCTAATATAAATTTTATAAACTGGGGTGATAATAATATCTATGCGGCCGCGAAAGCTTTTGCTAGTGCAGAATATTGGCCTACAGTATTAAAATTAATGAATTCTGATTATTTAGTTAATAGACGTGATGGATTAAAAATAAATGTTAATGAAGCTGAATTAGCGAATGCCGCTAAAGATGGTGGAATGAAAGGGGCTATTAATTATTTATTAGATAAAGGATTTATTATAACTAGAATAATGGATAGCTTAGCTATTGCAACCGGTGGTGCAACTTTTTATATAAACAGAAGAGATGCATTATTAAAAAGACAAAATCCAGAAACAGGTAAAAAATATACTAAAGCAGAAGCAGAGACACAAGCATTTGATGATTTTTATGCTATTGCAGAAGAAACGCAACAGTCTAGTAATCCTAGTAAAATATCACAACAACAGGCTAGTTTAGCTGGTAGAGTCATATTGTCATTCCAAAATGTGACAATGCAATATAACAGGAAAGTTAAAAAAGCTATTAGGAATTTATATAATAGAAGAAAAAATCCTGGTATGACACAAAGAGAAAGTGATATGAGTAATATTTCTCAAATTGTATACTATACTACAGTGCAAAATATCATATTCCATAGTTTACAACAAACATTGTTTGCACTATTATTTGATGATGAAACAGAAGATGAAGAGAAAAATAGATTAGCTAATATTGCAAATGGTATGGCTGATTCATTATTATTTGGACTTGGATTTGGAGGTGCTGCAATCTCTACAATTAAAAATGTGCTATTACAAATAAGATACGAGAGTCAACAGAAAAGTCCTGAATATGAAGAAGCTGTATGGGCATTATTTGACTTCTCCCCAGTATTAGACTCTAAAGTTCGTAAATGGCGCACTGGTCTTAAAACATTTAGTTGGAATAGAGAAGAAATTGCTAATCGGGGGTGGAGCTTAGATAACCCAGCTTATTTAGCTGTAGCACAAATAGTTTCGGCCACTCTTAACCTTCCTATAGACAGAGTATTACGTAAGACTATGAATTTAAGGGCAGCAATGGATGAAGAAACTAGAACTTGGCAAAGAATTGCTTTAATATTAGGATGGGATACATGGAGCTTGGGTCTTCCCTATTGGGGATTACAAAGCACTATTGCAAAAGAAGAAAAAGAAAAAGCAAAAATAAAAGCAGATTACAAAAGTGATATTAGGAAAATAAAAGCAATGGGTTATAAAAAAGTTATGAGTCGAGTTTTAAAAGATTATGATCCTAAAGATATTATAGAATTACAATCTCCTGCAGGAACTGTAGTTTATTATGCTAAAATTAAAAAGAAAAAGAAATGAAAAAATTAATAACAGAATGTATTGATAAAATACAAGAAGCTTGGAATAAATTAATGTATAAACTAATGTTTAAAAAATACAAATAATGAGACAAATTTTATTAGCCCTGTGTATACTTATTACATTTAATGTAAATTCACAAGAAAAAGAAAAGGGAAAATTCTTTAAAGATGTTTATAAAGAATTATTTAAATACAGTACTATTTATGTAGCTGGTGATATGCAAAATCCTAAAGAAGAAGCTAAAGATTATTTCGTAAGAACTAATCCCAGCGGTGGATTATATGATATTCCAGTAGTAGAAGATGGAACTACTTATCACGAATTTGATTATAGATATGGATTTGGTATCCGCAAATTAGCTAGATATGATTATGAAGTAAAGGGTAAACAATATTATGATGGAACTGAAAACAATGTAGGTTTATCTGCTACTAATTCTCCAATTAAGGGATTAGAATATGTATTTCATTGGGAAAAAGAAAGAGAAAGAGATGAATTATATGAAAATCATAGATACTTTTTAAAACATAGTGGTAAATATCACATGGTAAAAGTTGAAAGTAGAAAGCAAGGGAAAATAGATTTTAATTATCAGTCTGCTGAAGTAAGAGCTAA